TAGTCTACACCAGCTTCTTCTTTGACTTTTTCTTCAGTAAGCTTGTTTGGGTCCATAGAAACAGCGTCAGCTACGTTATTAGGAAACTGTCTTGCCTCTATTCCGATAGGAAACTTAGACCCAGCCATAAGTACGTCTACTACTTGGGCGTATGCAGCGAGAACTTTTGTTTTAGTGACCTTAATAAATGCTTTGGACTTCTCAGTTTCAGTAAATTGTACTTCCGACGAATATAGGCCACGATAATTACGGTAAGCATCTAACCATCGCTCCTCATCTACTCGCCTTGCTTCTTCTGAACGTCTAAATTGGTCTTTAATAAAGCTTACTGCACCAGAGTATTCTGTATTTTCGGCTTCTACATCCCCAGTCTCGTCCAAAGGAACGGCAAGATCTGAGTCAGTTACGTCTTCTGGTAAAGGTTTATCCATCAAGGCCATATTTAATATCCAAATATTGCGTCGGCTGGACGCCAACTTTGTTGTGGTATGCCATTACCAAAGTCAAAGGGGCTAAATGCCTTCGGTCTGGACATGGCTGCATACCTGATAGAGTCGTAGGTATGTCTTTGCTGTGAGGTTCGAGGGTCAATGTCATCACCGCCCTTGGGATCTGAGGGTATAATAGGGAAATCCGCTATTACCTGTCGGCATGTATTAAAGAATTGTATGCCAGCTAGACCTGTTTCCTCATCTACTTTAAACAATTCATGCAGTCGGTTCTTTCCTGCTATCCTTGCTCCGTTTGATCTGTCACTAGGACGCCATCTGCATCCCTGAGAAATCATCTCTTCGGCAATCGATGGACCTAGCTGTCCTCTCTGATGCCAACAACTGGAGTCTAGAACTCCATACTGTATTTTTTCACCACCTTCGGCCTCTAATACGGCTCTGGCTAAGTCACGGCCTGTATGTTTAGTTACATACAATTCTCTGTAGCAAACTAAGGTGTCGAAATTTGGGTCAATAGCAAACCAATGAACTGAGCTAAAACTAGAATAGCCATAATCACATGACCTGAATCTGGTCCAATCAGTCGGAATATCGTATGGTTCAATGACGTGATCTTTTTGCCTAAACTCTGGGAAAGCTGCTCCATCCGTAATTCCCCAATCGCCTTCAAGAAGTTGACGCCTTTGCATCTCAGGTAATGAAAGTAGATTAGCTTCATATTGACCGCCTTCCATAAGGTAAGGATTGTCGGATAATCGGGCTGGAATAAAGCGCCTGTAGAATAGTGGCTCTCCTGCTTTCGCATGTCCTTCAGGATATACTAGGTCATCCCCTGTATCGATGTCCTGCGCTACAAACTTCTTATTGGGTGGGGCAGGGTCTATGAAGGTTCGTTTTACCCATCCCATTCCTATACCACCTGGATTGGTGGTCGCTCTCATGTAAACTGGCAGAGTAGGGTCTGTGGTACGAAGCCGTGATCTTAAATAATTCCAGCTAAAGGGAGTGGCATACTGAGTAAGTTCGTCTACCGCTATGTAACTAAATGACTGACCTTGATATCGTAATACGTCCTGATCTCTTTCAAGATATGTAAGCCAAAGTTTTGCCCCTGAAGGAAACGTCCACTGTGACTTCTTCTCAGCCCACTTAGCTCCTTTAAATGCTCTGGGGTATAGTTCCTGAGATTTCCAAATAAGCTCTCTAAGTTCGTCATTAGTTCTACGAAGAATAAGCCCATTAAAATTAGCGTTTGAGAAGTAACGCATGGGGTCTGCTAGTAGGCCGTAGCTCTTACCACCACCAGCGGCTCCACCATATAAAACTTCTCTTTCGGATGCTGCTAAGAACTCTGTCTGTGGACCCTCGTTGGGGGCGAATATGACTTCCTGTTCCTGCTTTTGTTTATCTATCACATCAAAATCAAGGCTGCAAGAAATCGTAGGCTCTTCAGGCGATAATTTATTAAGATCTTTCTTAGCCATAGTCAGTCTACGTTTAGCATCTGTCTGCTTACGTTTTGCTATCGCTAATTTCTTTTCTTCTATTGTCTTCGGTTTGTTCTTGCGCCTTGTCTTAGCCATCTCTTTTAGACGCTTAGAGGGGTTCTCTGTACCTTTGCCCCTGAACCTATTCCAGATTAGATTTAGACCCTGATGGGAAAGCTTATCTCCGGTCTTACTAACTAACCAAGCAGTGACCTTTCTAGAGCTATTTCCTTCCTCCAGATAGTCCATAGCTTGTTCTACTAGGTCCACCTTCTCCTGATCAGGAACAAGCACCAGAGGATCGTCCTCAGAGGCTATGTAAGCATAAGGCATCTTGGCAGTCTTGTTAGGTCTTGTGCGGTTAGGCCACTTGCTCAATCTTCGCTCTTCGGTGGTAGGATAAACATAGCACCGCCTGTATTATTCACTTCTACTTGTTCTTTCTTAACCAGCCCAGTTCGATCCAGTATCTGTGCAGCCGCTGCAATAGAGTTTCTGGCTCCCATTGCCTCTGGGTTATCTAGAACGTCTGAAAGCCCCCAAGCGGCTTTAGGAGCGTTCATAGCAAGCATCATAGATGCCTTCTCGTTAATCTCTTTCTGTAACGGTCCTACAACAGCCGATAGGCTTGTCGTATCTGCGTAACCTGCTTCTTTCATAGCTAGTCGGATGTTGCCCTTGCACTCAGGTGTCATAAGGACTTCTAGAAAGAGTTGTTGCTTATCCGTTAATACTTTGGTGTCTTCCATTATTTTACCTTAAAAATACGAAGCACAAGCCGACGATGCCTGTTGCAATCATCCAGAATATGCGTTCAGCAAAAGCAATCTTCTGTCCTCTAACGAGGGCTTGCTTTTCCATTTCGTCTAGCCTGTCATCTGCTTTCTTCTGATACTCAACTATGTTGTCCATTCTCTTGAACGCAGTGACCATGCGCTCTTCCATGCGTACCATTTCGATCATACATTCTGAAAGCTTGTCTACCTTAGTCTCGATACGATCTAGTCTATCATCCATTTTAAGTCCTTAGATTGAATTAGTTGGTAATTTGAAACAGTAAGGTCGAACCAGTACTTGAAAATTATTTGCTGTATATTCTGCAAAATTAGTCATCTCTTGTTGGCAAGAAGCTATGTCCATGAACATCTGCTTCTCCCAAGCAACAACTGTGCAAGTCGTGGCGTCGTATGGCATCATACAAGCTAGTATGGCTCCTAAAATCATTTAACTAGGCTTTCTTTTTCCAATTGACTCTTTTGGATGAAGTCTTCTTTTTAGTCGCGGCTTTGCCTTTTTTAGTTTTGCATTGAGCCATCGTTGGGCGGCAAGCAGGATAGCTACCACCACTTTTTTTAGACTTACGTCCACAAGGGCCACCTGTCTTACAGTTAACCCATCCCTTGCCCTTGTTTCGTTTAAACCACTTATTTAGGCTATCGCTTGATCCACTACTTTTTTTTCTTGCTGCCACTTTTCTTACCGCCGATGTTGTAATTTTTAGCACCGACTTTGCGGCAACGAACTATATGCCCTGACCTGTATGCAGACGTTTTAGGCATGACCCTTTCAACTTTTCTGTGACAGGCGTCTTTTTTCTTTTTCTTTTTTGCTGCCATTATTTTTTTCCACAAAATTTAAGACTATAGATTTTGTTCTAGTAATAATTAATACAAAGCCTTGATCGTCGTAGAGGGTGTGCTTTGACCCATGACTGATAAGTTTCATGCTTTGGCTTTTTTGGCTTTCTTCTTTGCCGTTTCGCTCAGATCTTTAAAATGAAACAGCTTCTTACTTGTCTTGCCATGCTTTGCACCTGAGTGCAGATCCCCATTAGGCATCTTATGAGAGCCGCCTGTATGAAGAGTACCATCTCTAAAATAATGTTTTTGACCTTTTGCCATTATGACCTCACTGATTTCTTTCCTCTGCAGCCCCAAGCTTTACGCCGGACTTTGACTTTCTCAGTCTGCTTCTGTCCTGAACTTCTGGCGCAGTAGGCATCTCCGCGCTTCGTTCCTTTGGCAGAGGTTCTCTTATGGGTTTTTCCTGTAGAGTCTTTGTAAGTAGTGCCGTTGGCATACTTTCGACTTGCAGAAATCTTCTTCTTTTTCTTAGCCATTTCTATCGACCTCAAAACATTCCACTGAACTTGCTGAGTTGGTGATCAAGACTTTGGACTTAGCTAGTTCTGCCTGACATACTTCTTCAGATCCAAAGGTGGCGATATGGTAGTACTCAAACTCGCCATGCATAAATTGAAGCCAAACTAGAAACCACATTTAAGTAAAAAACCACCAATAAGCTGTGCCACAGATACCGCCCCAGATGACTACGATAATGAATATCCAAGTAAGCATTTCTCGAAGCTCTTCGGCTTCCTTCTGCTTTATTCTAAGGGCTTCCTTGCGCTGCTTTCGCATCTGCCCTTGGTAGGCAACCCAATCATCGTACATCCCAGGTCTTGCATAAAGCCGCATATGAGACTCTAATTCGCGCTTCTGTTCCTTTAGTTTGTCCAAGGCTAGGAACTCTTCAAAATCATCCCCAGCTTTTCCTAAGACTTTAGTGAATACGCTATTCTTCTTCTTCTCGACTTTGGCCTTTAAATCTTCTTCTGCAGATACAAACGCCCCTACAGATTTACCTACATCTATAAGTTCCCTGCCCTGAGAAATCGCGGTCTTGATAGTAGAATATGCGGCTGAACAAGCAGCGAGTTCCGCTAACATTATCTCTCCCCCCAAAGCCCATTAGATGCTAACGGTTTTTAATCCCCATATTCCCTGCAACCATTCCGGATTTCTTCTTCTCAGCCATGCCACCCATGTTATAGGAAGGCTTCTTCTTTTTCTTCATAGCCATGCCACCGCCATACATTTTGGCTTTCTTTCCTGCAGGTGGTACGCTTGCTCCGCAATTCGCATATTTTTTATTCATCAAACTCTTCCTCAATATAATAAGTTGGTACAAATCGTTGGGGTTCTGGGGGTATTTCTACGGAGTTCTCTTCTGTGAAGAAGTAAGCACCATAGCCTCTGAATCTATGAGCCATTGGATTGGCATCTAATTCTTTTTTGGTAATAAGCTTCTCTTCTACTAGGAGTCTTCTAATAGTGGGGAAATCTAGCCGTTGGCCTGTTTTCGCTTCGATGGCGGCTCTAATGTAGTAGAGATTAAGACTTTTCATAAGCACTCCAAAAAGAATGCCTAATCCATACATTGTAACATTTATTGATAGAAAAGGCAATCACTTTATTATTGTTTAAAAAAACACTTTATTATTGACGAAGTAGTGTTTTATTGGTATAATGAATTGTCGCTTGAGGGGATATACTATATAGTAGTAGTAGAAGTAGGCTTATAGTATAATACTCTAAGTCCTCTACCGCCCTCAGACAAATCCATCAAAAGTAATATAATAAAGAGATAGCCTAGATGCTTCACGCTATTGGTCTTT